ACAACTGTGATTGTTGCTATTCTATCTACGACTGGATATAATCAAGAAGACAGTCTTATTTTCAATAAAGGATCTATAGACCGAGGATTGTTTAAAACTACTGTATTTCACACTGAAAAAGATGAAGACAAAAAAATGTATGGCGATAATGAAATTCGTTGTATACCAGACCCATCTAATACGACTGGAATGAAATTTGCAAATTACGGAAAAATAAATTCAGAGGGATTGATGCCTGAAAACACGAGAATTGATCCGATGGATATTATTATGGGTAAAAAGTGTCCTATTCCAGTAAAAGGAACCAAAAATGATCCCAATGTGGTTTTCAAATACAAAGATTTAAGTAAATTCTGCAGAGAAGAAAATTGTTATATGGACAAAAATTACAGAGGATTGAACGGAGATGGGTACGAATGCTGGAAAGGTCGTATTCGGTCGGTACGTGATCCTCAAATTGGTGATAAATTTAGTTCTAGGCACGGACAAAAAGGAACCATCGGAAATATTATGCCAGAAGAAGATATTCCGTTTACCGAAAATGGAATGCGTCCAGATATCATTATTAATCCGCACTGTATCACTTCACGAATGACAATCGGACAACTTTTAGAAACTATATTAGGAAAAATATTGGTAGAATTGGGAATGTTTGGTGATGGAACTTCATTTACAGAAGAATTCACATCCCAAAAGTTAGCTGACTGGTTGTTGAAACTAAATTTTGAATCCCATGGAAATGAAATATTATATGATGGTCTTACTGGAAAACAATTGTCAAGTGATGTATTCATAGGCCCAATATTCTACCAACGATTGAAACACATGGTCGTAGATAAACAACACAGTCGTTCTATTGGTCCGATGGTCAATCTAACACGCCAACCTGCTGAAGGTAGGGCACGTGATGGTGGTCTCCGTTTTGGAGAAATGGAACGTGATTGTATGATATCGCATGGTGCAAGCAAATTTACAAAAGAACGTACGTATGATGTATCGGATAAATATAAGGTTCACGTATGTAAAATGTGTGGATTGATTGCAGTCTATAATGAAAAATTACATATTCATTTGTGTAAAACATGTAATAACAGGACGGATTTCGTAGAAGTGAAAATTCCATATGCATGCAAATTACTATTCCAAGAATTAAATACCATGAATATTGCTCCGCGAATCTATACTTAAATACTATGTATTGAAATAGTGTATGCAAGATAAACTTGATTTTTTTATAGAATCTGGTCGTATTCCAAATATAATTTTTCATGGACAACCTGGATCTGGTAAAAAGAAAATTTTGATTGATTTTATTCAAAAAATATATAACCATAATAAACAAGATATTCAACAATACGTCATGTATATTAATTGTGCATATGGTAAAGGTATTAAATTTATTCGCGATGAATTAAAACACTTTGCCAAAACAAATATTTATAGTCAATTTAAATCTATTGTTTTATTCAATGCTGAAAAATTAACGATGGATGCACAATCGGCATTAAGAAGATGTATTGAACAATTTAATTTCAATACACGTTTTTTTATTGTTACCGATGATAAATTTTCACTCTTAAAACCTATATTGTCAAGATTTTCAGAAATTCACATACCTGCACCGCAAAAAGAATATATACAAGATGCCGAATTAAATGCTATTATGGCCGAATTAACTCCAACTAATATTATACAAACAGCCAACATATTATACAATCAGGCTTATTCTGCAGTTCATTTAGAACAGTATGTGTATTTGAATGATACGACTCCATACAAGTATAAATGGTTAATGTATTATTCCAAGATACGCAATAAATTTAGAAATGAATTGTTGTTATTGTATGTTTTATTGTATTTATATGTATTTCGTACAAAAATAGTTGTTAAAGTATTTATATAATTCATGGATGATTCTAATCTATTAAACCTTTCTGAGTCACAACACGAATGGGCAGTACGTTTAGTCCGATTAGTCCAGCCTTGTATTTACGAGGGAATAATGAACATGTATAAAGAGGCAGATGATTTGTGTACCAAAGCAGAAGAATCCGAAAAATATTTAATGACCTTTCAAAATTTTTTATCTAGAATTCCAAAATGGAATGACGAAATTATTTCAACTGAAGTAAAACGTATTACAGAAAAGTCCAAATGTACTTATTTAGAAGATTTGTTAACTTGTGTTCACATTACTCATTTAAAAATATTATCTACAGTTCGCACGAGTAAAACGCAGAAAAAAGTAGAAATTGACATCCCAAAATTACATAAATTTATTCACAGTGTTTATATTAATGTAGCACGAGAACTGTACTCTAATATTTATTTATTTAACAAAAGTGTTCAGCCTTTGGTATTTCAACAAAATAGGAATGAAATTATGAAATACATTAAAGAAGCAATTTTAAATGCAGTTCGCGATAGTATTCCAGTAGATAAATTATTACGAGCTTATTTAGATGAAACGACTGATTTATTGAAAGAAGAAAAAATAAGAGAAGTCAAACCAGTTGAAGAAGTAAAACCAGAAGAATCCAGGCCAACTGAAGTAAAGGAGGAACCTAAAAAGGGATTATCTTTTTCAGATAATGATTTTGCCATTTCTGTAGATAATCAATTAGAGACGATCCATGCACCTAAAGACGAACAGAGGTTAGATGAATTAGCAACGGTTCGTAATATTGAACGTAAGAAAATGGAAGCATTAGAAGAAGATGAAGATAAAATTAAATTTTCCGATGAACCAGTTGATATTCAACTGGATACTCTTTCCTTAGATAGCGAACCAGTAGTTGAATTACCTATATCTATTGATGTTGAAGAATTAAAATAAAATCGTTCATTTAGAATAGTTTTATTCTTTTAATACTACATGCATAATTATGTAGTATTATCTAGTATCATTAGCGTCATTTATACTATTGTTAAATTTGCATTAAAATCTCAATTTCCACAACCCGATTTGAAAGACTCGGGATTATTATTTGTTAGTAGTATTTTAGGATTATACATTTTTGATAATTTTATTAATGTGGTTGTAACTCCAAAAGTATCCGAAATATTTACTGATCCTCCTGGGTTTTAAAAATTGATGTGAATTATAAAGTTTATATACGCAAAATGGCTATACACTATGGAGAACTTACCATTATTTATAAAAACCAACTTCCTGTTAATCCATTTTTAGAATGGTTAAATGCATCGTATCCAACCAAAGAAGACCAATATATATTTTTATTTGATGATGGAGAAATTTGCGAGTTAGAGGATAAAAAGATGGATTTTAATTTTGAATTTCTTAGAATAAATAATGAATTACCACGATATTTTAAACGACCTAAAAGCAGTATTTATCACCAGACATATTTTATTCAAAATAATCCAAATTTAGATGATATGTTTAGTGCATACTCAAAAAATGATTTGTGTATACATTCTAGGTATAATGGGGTTTATTTTACTTACAAAACGATGATGGAACCAACCATATTTGGTATAAAACGTATAAAATCATCCGATACGATGCCACGTTATCAATTTGCCTATGATACAGATGAATTTACAAAAGAAGAAACAATGTATGTATTACATTCTATCCTTAAAAAAAATTGAAATCATTTTACCAATATTACAAATTCACAACCAATCTCAACCATGAACGTTACTCTTTCTCGCGAACAAATGCGTCTTCAGAAGGCCAAGGCCCAGCAGCTGAAACATGCGCAGCGTATTGCACGCGAAAAGGCATGGCTTTCTGAACACCCTGAAGTTGCCGAGGCTCGTGAGCGCGAGAAGCAGGCTGAAGCTGAACAACGCCGCCAAGCTTGGCTTGAAAGCGAAGCAAAGCGCAAACTCCTTTCCCAAGAGGCGAGCAAGAAGAAACCGTCCAACGCTTTTGCCGCACTTCTCAGCGACGACGAGAGCACCGAAGACGAAGCACCCGAAGAAATCAAGACTCCAGCGGAACCAGAACCAGAAGTGAAATCTCAAGAACCTGCCCATAAAAAGTCAGTACGTGGAAACAAGATGTCATGGGCGGACGAGTGTGACTCCGATAACGAAGCATAAAGATAAAAAGACGGGTCCCGAGCCAGACCCATTTTTTTTATTTTGAATATATATGAAACTGATCCATGTTTTTTTATTCATAATTAGTTTTGTGGTAGGATGTTATTTTCTTTACATTTCACCTACTGAACATAAAACTGTTTTTGTATACCCAACTCCACAAAATGTAAAAAAAATTCAATATAAAGATAGCGCCAATGAATGTTTTAATTTTTCAGCAAAAATAGTAAGTTGTAAAGGAAAAGATACCAAGGAAATACCCATACAATAAAATATTTATACATAATATGAAACGGTTTTTACAATCGGATAAAGGTAAAATTATTATTTCCATCATTTTAGGATTTGGTCTTTCTACTTTATTTAGAAAAACATGTACTGACAAAGAATGCATTGAATTCAAATCTCCTCCTTTAGATAAAATATTAAATCAAGTTTTCAAATATGATAATAAATGTTATACATTTAAACCACACAATACAAAATGTAATCCAGTTAAAAAAACAATTCAGTTTGCGTAAAATATAGTAAAAGAAGGTATTAAGATAAATATATGAGCACACCTATTGAAGATTTACCGTATAACAATAGTCCTATCAACAAAACCGTAGAATTACCTGCACGAGATATTCCACGTGAAACTATAACTCATACGACGGATGTTCAAACAACACCTAATTATATTCCTGCCAAACAGCCCGATTATATTGAGCAACAACCCGTTTATCATCAATCTCCGCCACCTGGAAAATTAAATAAAATTTTAGAAGAATTTAGGATTCCCATTTTGTTATCCATTTTATATTTTATTTTTCAATTACCCATGGTTCAAGCTTTTATTATTCGCATGTTTCCTTCTGTAGTTCAAAACAACGATTTAACTACGATGGGGATTGTAGTTAAAAGTATTATGTTTGGACTTTCTTTCCATGTAACTATGTTTGGTATTGATTATTTAAATCAACCTTAATTTCTTAACAAAAATAATCCAACAATTAACAATAGATATCCGACGTATTGTCGTATATGTATTAAACGTTCTCCCAAGACAACAAATGCAAATAACCCTTCTAATAATGTACTAAATCCATCCCATGTTCCATTTACCATAAGAATGTTGGAGTTCTGAAGAGCTTGTACTAAATAATAACATACACCTGCATAACCTGTAATGCCCATGCTGAAAAAACTAAAATCATTGTTTTTAGCATAATATTTTAATCCAGTATCTCCAACTATTTCGGATAATGTAATCCACAAAATATCTAGATAAAATTTGTCCATATTCTTATTTTATATTTTTATAGGAATCCATTTTTTAGTTGATTCATTCCATTTGCAATACATTTTTATAGATTTAGACTGAAATTCGGGTTCTTCATCGCTATCTTCTATAGAGTCAAGCGTTACTTCTTGTTTAAACAATTTATTCAACATTTTACTACATTTATGGGTATTCACATGGGCAATAGAATGAAATTGATTTTCCAGTGTATATAATTCATAAATATCGCGAATCGTAGTAGAGTGAACCATAAACGGTTTGAATACAGTTTCATCTATATAATTTATAATTTTGTTACCAGTTAATTCTATTATTTTGATACAAAAAATTTTATACGATGCATTTATATTTTCAATACGAAATGACATTTCTGGTAAATAAAACATACATTGAGTAGATGTCATTTTTTCATTGAATATATAGTTGCTTAATATTTCTTGAAATAATGCACACTTTTCTTGATAATTACATGTTACTTTTTCATTTTTGTAATAAAAAATATTATGAATCACAAAACATGGCTGTGATTCATAATGCATAAATGTTCCTTGCAATACTGTACCTATGAGTTTCGGATCAAATGAGGTAGAGATGGGATATTTTTTGTTCAGTTGCCGATCTTTTATTTCAATCAAATGACAAGTTGGTATATCATTTACACTTGTAAACGATATACATGATAATTTTCCAACAGGTTGTGCTAAATAAATAGCATTGGGTAAATATATTTCTTTGTGTATAATAGTTTCATACGGTAATTTAATATCCATTAGTATACTTTACTATTTTTTTTTAAATTGGTTCAAATATTCTTTTAGTTCATCTTTTTCCTTTTCTTTTTCTTGAATCACGGGTTCAATTCTAATCGGTTGAGTTATAATTTCATTCACTTTTGGAATAGTCAAGTTAGATTGTAAATAATTATAAATATGGTGCAACAATACCATAATAAAAAAAGTTAATGTTCCAGTATATAGTATATCTTTAATCATAATTTATTTTTTTATTATTTTTACACCTTATAAACGATAAAACATAATATCAGTTTTAAATAGTATTTGCATTTAAAACGTCATTCTTATGTTTTGAATTCAACCCTAATTTACAATGTCTTTTTTGACCCTCAGCCTCCTTTTTTTATATATCTGCGTTTACGAGATTTTCTTAAACGATACATTCTGTTTCGGCGAGTCATATATTATGTTTATAAATTACTTTGTGGAACAAGAAATAAATCAAATACAAATAATGCAATGTAAAAATACATGTACGGATTATAGACATAAGACGGCATTTTAATGAATGACATTATACTTGTTACTAAAACAACAATAATAATGATATATAAAATATAAAGAAACACTTTGTCTAAATACATATGATTTATAACATTATTTTTTACAAATAGATTCAATCGTTTTTATTTGTCGGTTTTCAGATTCCAAAATAAAAGTAGATGCTTCTTTTGCCTTTTCTGTATTTTGAAAAAAAGTCACTAAACTAGATATAATATATTTTTTAGTTAATGGCGTTTTTGTTTTACGAACTTGGCGAATTAACTTGCCGTCATTATTCAAATCAAATGCATCTATTTCTTGTTGTTTCATAACGTCAAGTAAATTAGTAGATAAATTTTTCTTTTTTATATTTAATTCGCGGATTTGTTTTTTTAATTCACCTATTTCATCGTCTATTTTTACCCATTCTTTAATTTGATTCTTTAAATGTTGTTTGTCCATTACTAAACTATAATATATACTTTTTAAAACAATTATGAAAAGTATATATTTAAACTATATTGGTCACCATTTTATTAAAAAAAGGCATACTATATCCTGAACTATACCCTACATTGGTTAAATATTGTCGCCCACCACGCAATTTACGGCTTTTTCTTCGCTGACGTCTTCGGTTTCGTGTATTACGCATATATTGACTACACATTATTTTTTAAAATAAATTTTTATTCACCGAAGTTGGCAACCCATGTCCAAATAAAATCATATAGGCTAATACGAAAGAAGATAATAAAATACTTCTGTTTTCAGCAACAATTGGTTTTTGACCAAGTAGGAAAACCATGAATACATATAATATAATGCCAATACCTACTGAATGAGCAACCATCATTAATCCTCTTTCCATAATTTTATAGAAATATTATTTTATAGGTTCAGCAACAACAGTTGCAACAGGTTGTTTATAATTTATGTTAGAAAACATATAAATAGCTAATTTACTTAATAGAATTGCCAATACAATTCCGCAAATTACATATAGAGATGCATATATCCAATCGGATTTGAACACTGGTAGTTTGTTAAATTCTTGATAAACTACTTCTGAACTTTCGCCTACAGGTTGGCAATCTATATATATTTCTCCATCTCCTTCAAATCCATTCGCTTTTGTTCCAGATTCATTGAAAAAACTTTTTCCTTCATAGGTAGACATGTACGAATCATGTATCAATTTTCCTAAATTATTCATTGTTTCTTTGGATACGGTCATATTTCCGTGCCGTTGATGAAATACAACATATTGCGAAGTTGTATTTTCTGAACAAGTTCCACCAAGTGGAAGCATAGTACCTGAATAAGAGAAATATGAACTTTTTGGAATTAAATAATTTGCATTAAAATCTTGTATATTAAGTGTTGTTGGATCGGACGTAGTTGGTGTATTTTTAAATATATCTTCTAAAATAGTAGACCCTGCAGATGAAGACATGATTTGAGAGACAATAATTGGAATACATATATATAACCCATTTGCGCCACCAGTGTGAGAAATAACAATTTCTGCATCTGCATATTGCCCATCATAGGTATGAATAGAAGGTTTAAAAATAAGAATTTGTCTAGGAGTATAAGGCACCATATTAAACATTACGTCACTTTCTCCATCATAAGTTATTGCTAAATGTTCTTTGTTATTTTTAACCAAACAACTACTATTACCATATTTAAACCATAATTTACATTTTAAACTACATTTATCTGTTTGTTGTCTTACAATATTGATAGGAACATTACACGACATATATATTAAGTATTTTTATTTTTTCATAGCATTATCTAAAAATCCTTTGGGTAATCTATCCATCAATTTCATTGCTTTGTCCATCATAGGTCCCAACTTTTTTGTCATCATCTGTAAACTTTCTTGGCGATCCATTAAATCATTTGCTTGAGTTGCAAGACCTTCTAATGATTGCGAAGATTCTTTAAGATTGGCTGCATATTCAATCTTCTTTTCATTAGGAACTGGTTCGGTATGTTTTTTATGTTTTTTCTTTTTATTTTTTAATCCTTCACGCATAGAATTGGTAGCCCGAAATATATTTGCACTTAATATAGCAACAATTAATGATAAAGTATTTCCTAATTTAAAAGCATGGGCTAGAAATCCTGCTAAAAAGAAAAAAATCAGAGAGTTCCAATCTTCTACAGAAAGATACGCAACTACATTTAAAACGGCAATGACAACTATAACATAGAAAAGCATTTTGTTTTCTAAAGGCATTCGTACATTTTTCTTCATATATTGTTATTATAATTTATTTTTTCTTGATTTTTTTTGACGTCTTCGTTTTGTTCGTTTGAATCTTCTTGATTTTCCACCAACACCTGCAGCAGGTAGTTTTAGTGAAAGTTCGCTAATCCACGTTTCTACTCTTAAACCTCCACCTGGAGGACTTCTTGAAACCTTAATTCTATTTAAAGGTCTATTGGGGTTTATTTCAACTATGGTATATTCAGTATCAGGATCGCTTTTTAGTGTAACTTTGCTTCCAGGTCTTAAAGTTCCTACATATCTAACTACATCAGGAGGTAAAACAGGAGAACTGGCAGCTCCTGATGGACCGCCAAGAGGTGGAAAACTACCAGAAG